GAAGCACAAAATCTATTAAACCAACTAGAGGGGTTAGTAGCGGAAGATCTCGTAGATGAAGTACAGGACATTATTACATTGATCAATACTGTTGAATCAGAAGTATTTGGGAGTGGTATATAATGACTGAAATAAGTGAGGGTGAGAAAAAACTTATGCTCATAGTGAGATGGGTATGGAGAAATTTACTAGCTTCTGGTGTTTTTTTATCAGTTGGTTATTTCCTATGGGGACAAATTGATGAGATAAAAGAAAATCAGGAGAAAATAAATGACTCTATTATCAAGCTGCACTCTACAGACACAGAGTTGAAAGGAGTAATGTTATTCCATTTAGCTGATGTGCAAAATAAGTTTGGTGCATTTGAAGAAAGAACAGTAGCTATAACTACTGATAGTGGGGATACATTTTATGAGACAAGAGTTGTTGAGACTGAAGGTAAAATAAAAGCTAGGGAAGTTATCAATAATTTTATTGAGAGCAACTCTAACGAGTTACCCCCTTTTCAAGAGCAGGATAATGAGTAAATTCCATATAATAAAAGATACGAGAGAGAAAGAAGGCCATGGGTGGTGGTTTGAAGAGGACCAATACTGTTCAGGCACCACCAAGGCCAAAGTCAATATAGGCGATTATACCATTGAGGATATGGAACATCTTCTTTGTATAGAAAGAAAAGAGTCAATTACCGAACTTGCCGGAAACTGTTCTGAGAAACGATTCTGGAGAGAAATGGATAAGATGGCTTTATTCCCACACAAGTTCCTAGTATTGGAATTCTCTTGGTTAGATATAGAAAGATATCCTGATGGGGTTGTATTCAGTAAAGACCCTGTAAAGGATAAACAGATTAGAAATAAAATTAGAATAAAAGGAAAATACATTATGGGACTCCTTTCTACTATGATGATTGATAAAGGTATTACTGTTATAGCAGCAGGAGATAGTGAAAGAGCACAAAGAATGGTATTCCGTATTATGAGATCTGTATGGGATTACTATAACGATAAATAAACATACTATACATAAACCATAGATGTCCGATTTTATGTTTTTAACTAGTTGATTTCACTTACTAGTACTAAAGGTATTTTAGATAAGGTATAACATGAGCAAGTTTCTAGATGTAGCAAGCGATGATTTGGCGTATCTCCGATTATCGCCTGAAGATATTAAAGGTCTGAAGAACCCTTTCAAGGAATTACCACAAAAGGCTAGAGATAACCTACATCTTTACGCATTATCTTTGATGAAAGATCCAAAGTATTTTTACTGGACTGTCAAGACTTTGTTGAATATTGAGTTGCTCCCCGAACAGGTGGTTGTTCTAAGAGAACTATGGACCAAATCCTTTCCTATGTATATCGCTAGTCGTGGTTTCGGTAAATCATTTCTTATGTCGGTTTATTGCACTCTTCGTTGTGCGTTAATACCCGGAACCAAGATTGTTATCGTGGGTTCTGCGTTTAGGCAGTCTAAGGTTATCTTTGAGTATATGGATACAATCTGGAGAAACGCTCCACTTCTACAAAGTATTTGTTCCGAGTCTTCCGGGCCTCGCAGAGACGTTGATAGATGTCAAATGAAGATCAATGACTCTTGGGCTATGGCGGTTCCCTTGGGCGACGGAAGCAAGATTAGAGGTCTTCGTGCCCATACCATTATTGCAGACGAATTCAACTCTATTCCTGTTGATATTTACGAAACGGTTGTTGCGGGTTTTGCGGCGGTTTCTGCGAAACCTACTGATAACGTCAAGAAAGCAGCCAAGCGTAAAAAGATGCAGGAAGAAGGTAGATGGACAGAGGAAGAAGAAGGAGATTATCAAGACAGACAACAGAACCAATCTATTCTGGCTGGAACGTGTGGTTATGATTTTGAACCGTTCGCAGATTATTGGAAGAAGTATTGTTCTACGATTAAAAACCGGGGGGATTTTCGTAGAATGGCAGATACTTCTGAGGGAGGTGAGGTTCCTGACTATATGAAACGGTTGGACTGGACACAGTTCTCCGTAGTCAGGATTCCTTACGAACTCATTCCAGAGGGCTTTATGGATGACCAACAGGTTACACGGGCAAGGGCGACGATGCACAATGGTATTTACCAAATGGAGTATGGTGCGTGTTTCACTACTGACTCGCAAGGATTTTTTAGGAGGAGTCTTATTGAGGCGGCTACCGCTCACGATAAGAATGTAGATAAACCTGAGTGGCCTTCATACTGTCCCTCTGTTTTTGATGTTGTTACAAGGGGACAACAAGACAGAGAGTATGTTTATGGTATCGACCCCGCTAGTGAACAGGATAACTTCGCTCTGATTATTATCGAGGTTCATCCTGAACATCATAGACTTGTTTATTCTTGGACCACAAACAAAAAAGACTTTCAGGCCAGAATGAGAATGGGACTTACCGATGTCAGTGATTACTATAGTTTCTGCGTTAGAAAAGTCAGGGAACTTATGAGAGTTTTTCCATGTTCAAGAATTGGTATCGACTCTCAGGGCGGTGGTTTCGCGATTGCGGAAGGATTGGCAGACGAAGATAAACTCCAACCCGGAGAAAGAAAGATTCTTCCGATTATCGAAGATAGTAAAAAGAAACCTACAGATGATATCGCTGGAGATCACATTCTAGAATATATTAACTTTGCGAGCGCTGAATGGACTAGTAAAGCAAATCATGGTCTTCGTAAAGATATTGAAGATAAGGTATTATTATTTCCTAGATTTGACACTCTGACACTGGCTCTTATGACTGAGAAAGATAAAATACAGTTCAATAGTTTAAAGGAAACTTATGGAGATTCTGCCGCACTGAAGCTGTATGATACTCTTGAAGACTGTGCTATGGATATTGAAGAGCTTAAAACTGAACTTACTACAGTGGTTGTGAGTGTTACATCTAATGGTAGAGAACGGTTTGATACTCCTGAAATCAAGTTGGATACAGGTAAAAAAGGTAGAATGAGGAAGGACCGTTACTCAGCAATGGTTATTGCAAATATGATTGCACGTTCGATGCAGAGGTCTATTCCGGCTCCAACTTATGTGAATATCGGTAGGGTGATTGGACAGGGCGGAAAGGCGAATAGCACTGATAAAATGTATGTAGGACCAGAGTGGGCAACCTCTTATGATCCATCAACTTGCTTTATGGTCAAGAAAAATTAGACATTCAATAGTCATTGGTGTATATAATAGATGTATTGTAATACCAATTGTTTTCTATAGGAGTCTTCTTCATGTCAGATCCAGCATATCGTAGTTGGGCATCTAAAAAGGATATGGAACAAGCGTTCTCAGAATATGGGGATGCTCTTCAGAACCAGTCGGTTTCAAAGGGTTCTTATTCTTCTTATCGTAGGGATTATTCAGATCTTACAAATGATCTTAGTGGTCGTCCCGGCCTTAATCAATCGGACTTCGATTGGTTTCGTCCTGCGGACAGAGTTCCTACCAAGCCTAAAGAAGTTATTGGATTTGCTCGATACGCTTATAGAAGAATTGGTCTAATCAGAAACTCTATTGATTTGATGGGTGATTTTGCTTGTCAGGGTGTTAGATTAGCTCATAGAAACAAAAGGGTAGAGAATTTCTATAAAGAATGGTTTAATAGAATTGATGGACAGGCTGTTTCTGAGAGATTGTGTAACTTATTATTCAGAGAAGCAAATGTCGTAATAAAGTCGAAGACCGCCAAAATCAATGCGAAGAAGCGGTTAGAGATGCAGCGTGCTGTGGCGTCCCCCGATATGCAACCCATTGGTGGGGACATCCAGCTTGCTAAAAATGAAATACCTTGGAAGTTTAACTTCCTTGATCCAATGTTGGTAGAGGTTATTGGTGGTCCTTTGGCGTCTCTTACAGACAAGACAAGATACGCAGTTAAGGTTCCTCCAACTTATGGAATGCAGTTGAGTCAAATGACAAACAATCCCAGTATTGAAGTCCAAAAGATTTTGTCTGAGATTCCTCCAGAGATGAAAAGGGCAATGACAGATAATAAGCCTATTGCTCTTGATCCAGAAAAAACATTTGTTTATCATTATAAAAAGGATGACTGGCAAGCTTGGGCAGATCCTATGACTTATGCTTGTTTTAGAGATTTGATTTTGTATGAGAAGTTGAAGCTGGCAGATCAGGCCGCTTTGGATGGTGCGATTTCTAAGATTCGTGTTTGGAAACTTGGTAGTTTGGAACATAAACTTGCTCCTACTCCTACCGCATCTCAAACCCTTGAAAGCATCTTGGGTGCTAATGTTCAGGGCGGAACCAAGGATATTATTTGGGGTCCAGATATTGAATTGGTTGAAACAAGCACAGATGTTCAATCCTTCTTGGGGGAAGAAAAGTATCGTCCTACATTGATGGCTATCTATGCAGCTATCGGTATTCCTCCTACATTGACAGGAACTTTTGGTGCGAGTGGAACAACTAACAACTTTATCTCTTTGAAAACATTGACAGAGAGACTAAACTATGTTAGAACTATTGTTACCAATTTCTGGGAAGAGCAGGTCAAGATTGTTCAAAAATCAATGGGTTTTAGATACCCAGCTAGTATCGAATTTGATTATATGAACCTTGAAGATCCTTCTTCTATTATGAACATTTTGTTGTCAATGGCTGATAGAAATATCCTTAGCGATGAATATCTCCAAAGATATATGAAGGCAAATCCCGATATGGAAAGTAGAAGAATTACAAGTGAGAATACAAGGAAAGATGAGAAGGTTAGTCCTTTCCATCAGGCAGATCAAGATTTCCAGATGAAGAAGATTACACTGCAAACTGGTCTTACTTCTCCAAGTGAGGTTGGTCTTAAATTAGATAATAAGAAAAAAGGTGAAGATTCAGTTCTCACAATGAGACAAAAGGAAACTAAGCAAAGGCAGAAACAATCAGGTATTCAGGGAAAACCTCCTCAAAATACTCCTGACGGTGAATCTGGAAGACCTAAAAATGCTACAGATTCTGGTCCAAGACAAGAGAAAACGTTTAAGCCTGCGTTGAAAGCGTCAGTCGAAACTTGGGCGAGGGATGCTCAAGGTAAGATTTCTGAGCTTGTCAATCCCGGCATTTTAAACGAATTAACCAAAGGA